GAATGAATCACAGTTTCTACGCCATGTTCCTTTAGAGCAGGGAAGAAGACATTTTTGTAGAAAAGTTCAAAGTAATCATGAAGAAACTTTGAACCTTTTCTGGCGCCATAGTGAGTGTCTGTGATTAAACCGATACGCATAGTAAGTTTTAACTAGATTTCAAGTTTAGAATGGTGTGCTTTAAGTGTCAAATCTGGAGTGCTTTCTTCTCTTGGTCGTTTTTTATTGATAACGATGAATTTATCATTCGCAAAAGTTCCTGCGATGTTGATTTCAATTTCTTGATCGTCACTCCAGATGGGTGTGCCATCTTTCTTTCGCATGTCTAATGCTTTTTCTAGACGAGTAATAATATCTTCGGTAATTTTCATCGGTTTCTATATTGAATATTATCTTTAATAGTGTTGTAGTCAGAACTGTGTCCCGAAAGCAAGCTGTCATCAACCATCATAACTTCATCAAATCCAGTCTTCTCAATAATTTTGGTTTTAATGTCAAGTTGCTTTTTCTCTTTTTGGATTCTACGGAGAAAAGCATAATGAATGATCTGCGTAAAGTAAGCAAAAGGATTTTTGGATTTCTCAGGATCAAAATTATGAATATATTGAACGCAATTTTCGATTCCATCTGAAATCATATCCTCACGAAACATATAATTTACAAAGTTTGGTTTATATGATAAGTGAGTTGCGATCTTTAAAAAACAATCTCCAAGATAATTTGGAATGGGAGGTTTACCATCCCATCTTCGTGCTCTTTCTTCCTTTGGTTGTTCTCGTAAATCTTTACCGTATATCTCTTTATATTTCTTTTCGACTTTTGTACGGTAAACGATCATTGCCTCCAACAACTCTTTATTATTTACATAATGTTCTGATTTCTTTTTAGGCATGACATCGATTACTAATTCTATAAGATATCTTTATTTTAGCACATCAACAAAGACTTGACAAGGTGCCAGATTAGCAGTAGACTACCTTTGTTAGGGTTGAAGGATGAGCTTTAGCTTTCTTTAGTATCTTCTACTTCTAACTTAAATATATCTTCCAGTTTCTTACGGGCTTCTTTGACCGTAGAAATATATCCCATCTTTTCAGATGGCTTTACTTTTCCATATTGACTGAATTCATCAATGTCTTCATCAGAAGAATCCGTAATATATTGAGTGTAGATATTGATTAACTTCTTATCTGTAGTTTCAGTCATAGTAATAATTTTATCTTGTCTAACAATAAAGAAATCATCATCAGATAATTCAACCCAAGGTTTCACCTTTATAAAAGATCCATGTTTGTTTTCTGACATTTTAACTACTACTGGATTTTGGAGAACAAGAATAGGATCACCATCATTCTCATCCACCATTACTAATGACAATACTTCTTCTCCAGATATCATTTTTATGATTGCGTGAAATTCATCTCCCATATTAATTTTTAAGCGGTATGTTTACAATATCATAATTAAAATTTTCTTCGTTATAAATTTTAATTCTTTCGATTAGATGATTTAAAGTATAATTTTTCCTGGACTTGTAGGAAATGTCGTCAGCAATATCATAGAGTGTTGCTTTTGTTTTGTTATTTCCTTTTCTGAGAACTCTACCAATTGATTGGAGATTCCTAATCCTCGACTTGGAAGGAGAAGCAAAAATAACATTGTGTAAGTTTTTAATGTTAATGCCAGTAGAGAATGTTCCATAAGATGCAACAATAATCGCATCATTCTCTTTCTCTGTAATCTCTCTTACTTTTTCTCTGTCTTCTGTTGCCACTCCACCATGAACAAAAAAGACATGTCGATCATCAATCTTATTGCTATTTATCATTTCATATAAAGGTTGACCATGACCTTCTACTCTGGAGAATAGAATAAGAGTATTACCTTTAAGATCGAGAGCAAGATTTCGAATAAATTTATTTCTTCGTTCATGATTTATGATATACTGAACTTCTTCTTCAAAATTTTCAAATCTATGTGCTGGGTGCTTCAGTAGAAGCACATTAATGTCCAATTGAGCAACATGCCCTTTCTTCATCAACTCATCAGTTTTAATAATCTTATATGATGGTCCAAATAGACCTTCTAAGACCCACTTATGAGTTTGTGTTCCATCAAGCGTTCCGGTAAAACCAAAACGATACTTGCAATCTGCAAGCTTTGACATTATAGATATAAGAGATTTTGATTTAAACTGGTGTGCTTCATCTCCAACAACCACATTGAATCTTGAAAAATACTTGCGAGGGAGTTTGTAGATGGACTGCCAGGTGGTGATAATCACCTGAGAATCAGTCTCTCTTTCACGTCCCGCATAAATCTTGTGGCAAAATGAACCTACATCCCAACCATAGTCTGCAAAGTCTTTATACATTTGCTCTACAAGCGAAGTCGTTGGAACAACTATCAGAATATTTTGTTGCTTCTCAACGTAATATCTCACAAGAGAGTATATCATCAGAGACTTTCCAGAAGCAGTTGGGGATATCAGCAGTCTTCTATTATGTCTTAGAGCGTCGTAGACCCCTTCTATTTGGTAGTCTCTAGGGGAATACCTACAGATAGCATTTATATAGTCTTTAACGCCTTCCTTAGAGATCATATTGTTCGTCTCAAAAGGAAGTCCATAAAATTTATTGTCTACAAACTCATAAGTATAATCATGAGTTTCACAAAATCTTACGACTTTATCCAATAAACCAACATATATCTCACTAGTTTCGGTATTGAATAAACGAATTTTTCCATCCCAGTGTCGATTACGAAACTGAGGCATAAACTTTGCACCAGGAACCTCAAACGTGAACTGATCTGCAAGTTCGTAATAAACGTGAGGATCTGCCTTTATTGTTAAATATACTTCGTTCTTCTTTTGAATAATCAAATGAGACATATACTCATAATATTAATTATAAGTATTTATTGGGGTTAGTTTGGATAACCTTGCTGTTCTCCGGCAGCGTCCATTCTCTGTCTAGTGTCTGCTCTTTCTGCTTCCGTTCTTTCTCTTTTTCTTTTCTTTGGTTTAATCTGAACTTCTTGTGGTTGTTGGGGTTGAACTTCTTGTGGTTGTTGGGGTTGAACTTCTTGAGGTTGTTGTGCTTGTTGTGGTTGTTGTGCTTGTTGTGCTTGTTGAGGTTGTTGAGTTCTTGCAGATTTTTTAATTTGTTGCAAACGCTGCAAACTTCGCTGATGTTTTGATGATGCAGTATCATAATTACTTTGAGCTGTTGCCAAAGTATTCTGTGCTTGTTGTCTTATTTGATTGTTTGCTTGTGCAATAGGAGAAGTGGGATCCGTTGCAATATGAACCTCTACATTTTTTCTATGCTGCCTTAATATTGGTTCTCCAGTTTCTGGATTTATGGGAATAGATGCATTTTGCGCATTTACACTTGCTACTTCTAGATCTCTTTCAGTATCAAAGAATGCTTGTTGTGTTTGTTGCGCCTTTCGTGCAGCATATCTTGCCCGTCTTTCTGCTGCCTGCCTCTCTATCCTTTCTTGTTTTACTGCCTCTCTTTCTGCTGCTAACCTTTCATCTCTTTCCCTACCAACTCCTTTTGATCTCAATTCGGCAGTTCTTGCTTGTCTATTAAACGTATCCAAGGTCATTGGTCCTTGTTGTGGTTGTGCTTGATTATCTGGTTTATCTGCATCAGGTTTTGCTGGCCCAACTCTTCCTGCTAAAGCACCAGATCTTTGTATCCTTTGTGGTTCTTCTCCTCTACGTCTCATTTCAGATGCACGGTATCCATCCTCTGTTTTGCTACTTTTACCCTTTCCAGATCTAGGAGTAAGAGGTTGGTCCAGATCTGCCCTTTGAGATACTGGTTCAGATTTTGCTCTACTAACAACTTCACCCGTCTTAGGATCTACATAAGTTCCCCTAACAACTTCAGTTGCCTGCCCAGATGGGGAAGACTTAAGGAAATCTGAGAGAGATTTCATAGTTGGATACTTTGAAAGAATACCTTCAATTCGTTCTCTTTGTCCCTTTTTTAAATCACTTACATCAATTCTTTTTGTCAATAGTTTATAAGCTTTTTCATATTCTTTTCTTTTTGGATCATCTCTATCCATACCCATATAATCTATCTTAAGTTGTTTTGGATTATTTTTATATTTTTTACTATCGGCAATTTTTTTAATTGCTCCAAGTTCACCTACTTCCAAATCTGACTTATCAATTTTATCATTTGGACTTCCTTTACCCCTCAAAAGTCTCATTGCAGTTAATGCATCTTTAAATTCTTGACTTTCTGGATCTAACTGAGCAGAAACTTCTTTCCCGAATTTTTGTTCACCACCAGCAGCTTCTTTATCAACTAATCTATCAAATCCGGGATAATTTTTAACAAGAGCATCAACTGCAGATTGAGCAATTGATAATCTTTTCTCACTCTTTTCTTTATTTTCTGTTGGACTAATTTTTAAATTCTGTGCTCTAACATATTTTGATATATTAGATTCTAAGTCTGCCTCAAATTTTTTAATTTCTTCCTTTGAGGCACCATCTTTTTTCAGTTTTTGAATATATTTTTTAGCAGCAGCTTTGAATAATCCTCTAACTTCTTCTGGTTCGGCAGATAGAGTTTGTGATCCTTCTCCCTGCTTTAAACTAATTCCTTGTCCAAATTTTTTATCTTTTGTGTCTGCGATAGAAATATCTCTTTTTGATGTATCTGCTTCTTTTCCAACTACATCTTTCCACATTCTTGTAGTGGGTGGAGTTGCTCCACCTTCAACTTTAGCATAAGCAGTTGATCTATTAGCAGCAGATTTTCCTCTTCTTCCTTTTGTATATGCTACAACACTATCTGGTGCCAATTTCAATTCGTCATAGTATGTTGATTGACTTTGACTTGCATTAGTATCTTTTCCCTTTTCAAATCCCCGTTTTGCCTTTGCAAAACTTAATGGATGTTTAGGATCTTGTCTAGCAGCATCAATTTCTTTCTCCATTGCTTGTCTAGCATCATCATATTTTCCAGCATTAATAAGATCTCTTATTTCTCTGCCGTATTTTCTATGAGTAATAAAGTGATTCCATACTTTTCTGAATG